TTCTTTAAATAATTTTGAAAACTGGATTTCTTACGATGAAGAGTTCGAGAATGAGTTTAAGAAGGTGGAAAAGATTTTAACAAACAAAAAAACAGTTAAAGAATTTAGAGATGAAAGGCTAAATTATAAGTACAAAATGCTACAAATAGCAAAGGAATTATTAATAAATGAAATAAATAAAATTAAAAAGAATGGACAAAATAGAATTAGTAAAAACGAAAAAAGATCATTATATATTACAGATTAATGGCAAAGATGTTACTGGCGAACAGGAACGAAGTTATTTCAGAAATTTAATCGGTAAAATAGATAATAAAATATAAATGGCGAAACGAAATCCATTTGAAAAATATTTAAAGGGCGAAGATTTATTGCAAAGGTCGGTTATTAATTACATTACTATGGCCTATCCTGACGCAATATTTACGCACCCTATGAATGAAGGAAAACGAACGCCATTTGAACAATACAAAATGAAATATTTGGGAGCGAAGCCAGGAATACCTGACTTATTAATTTTTACGCCAAACGAAAATAGAAGCGGTTTAGCGATAGAATTAAAGTACAAGTATAACAAACCTACGGACAACCAAAAAAAATGGCTTAAATTGCTAGAAAAATGCAACTGGGCAACTTTTGTACACAATGATTTTGACGAATGTATTAATACTATAAATAAGTACTTTAAAAATGAACTATAAATAAAAAAAATAAACAATCAAAAAACCAATTCAATGAAATATAAATATATTTATTTCGACAATGACAATCAAAAAATAAGATGGACGCAATCAGCACCTGAAAATTTAGCGCCAAGCTATAATTATATAGGCGAATCGTCTAGGGTTGAATTTGATTTATTAATCGAATTACTTTGGTATAAATACGAAGATGAAAACATTGATATAAATGAATTAAAAAAGATTTATGTCGAATTAAGAACTTTTTGCGATAGTATTAAAGAAAGCTTTAATTTGTAAATAAATATATTTATATTTGTAGCGTTGTGTCGTGGCAACAGTAAAAATCTTAATAAATACCCTATTAATGAAGCGACCACGACCGCCGATTTGATAGGGTTATTTTTTTTTATGCAAACAAACAAAATTTATAAACCAAAAAAATTTGAAAAATTTACTATTGTGCCAAATGCAATTTTTAGGTACAAAGGAATTTCAGCTTCAGCAACTGGATTATATTGCTGGCTTTTTTCTCACGATTCAAAAGCAGAAATAACAATTACATTTATTTGCGGCCATTTTAAAGAAGGTAAAGACGCCATAAATAAAAAAATTAAAGAGTTAATTGATACTGGTTTTTTAGACAGAAAAGAAATAAGAGTAAAAGGAAAATTTGCTGGTTATAACTATTTTTTAAGTGACAAACCTAATGATAGTAAGGGTTTATCACCGCAACCGGAAAAACCGGCTCCGGTAAAACCGTTAACGGTAAAACCGGCTCCGGTAAATCCGCAACAAAGTAATACTAGTAATATTACTAATAATAAAGAAATACTAAAAGAAGAAATACCCACAAAATCAAAAACGCCTGTATTTGATGAAATTATTTTAAAAGCGTTTCCGCATTTTGTAGCATTATTTCCTGATCAATATAAACCAAAATCCAAGGCACAAAAAACGAAATGGTTGGAATGCCTGGATAAAATTCAAAGAATTGATAACTACGATTTAAGAGAAGTTTATAACGTGGCGAAGGATTTAAGAAATGACGATTTTTGGCAAACTAATTTTTTAACTATATTGAAATTTAGAAACAAAGACAAAAATGGAATTAAGTATATAGACCGCTTTATGCTAAATAAGGCATCAAAGGAGCGTCCTAAAGGATATTATAATGTAAAAGGTATAATTGACTATTTTATTTATAAAAGTCCAGCAAATGGCTTAAATGAGCTTGGAGCAAAAACTAAAGGAGGCGATTTATATGAATTTCATATAAAACAGTTAATGACAACTTCCGAATTTATAGAATTAAAACAATACGTTCAAGATGCAAATAAATAAACCTTTAAAAAATTGGCGTGAAAATGATTTATTTTTATGGTTAAGCAAAAACTATTATAATTTACTTGTTAATACCAATGAAGGGTTTTCTAAATTTGATTGCTACGATATAGAAACAAAAAACAGAATAGAACTAAAATGTAGATCAAAACATTACGACAATTTAATTATTGAAAAACCAAAATTTGATTTTTTAGTAAATAAGTCTATTGAGATGGGCGATATTCCAGTTTATATTAATAGCACGCCAAAAGGTATTTATTTATTCAAACTCCAGGAATTAAATTTAAAATGGTATTTAAAACAATTGCCAAAATCTACTGATTTCGAGAATAAAAACACAATTGAAAAAAAAGTTTCAGAAATAAATATTAAATATTCTTTAAAATTGAAATAATTTTTTTAGTTTAGCAAAACAAAAACAAACAAAAATGAAAACATTATCTGACTACAATATTGATGTCGGCAATAAAACGGCTGGCAAACTCAAAACAAAATGCCCACAATGCAGCCACAAAAGAAAAAATAAAAGTGATAAATCTTTATCAGTAGATATTGACAAAGGTTTGTTTAATTGTCATAATTGCGGCTGGAGTGGCACAACAAAATTTCAGAAAAAACAAGAATACATAAAACCGCAAAACATAAAAGTAAATTTAAATGATCGTGTTATTGAATGGTTTTTAAAACGAGGCATAACAGAGCCAACTTTAAAGCATTGGAAAATTGGCGAATCATTAGAGTATTTTCCGCAAGTAGGTAAAAAAAGAAGAGCCGTAAATTTTAACTATTACAGAAATAAAGAACTTGTAAACGTAAAATATAGAGATGCCGAGAAGAATTTTAAAATGGTTTCAGGTGCAGAACTGATATTTTATGGCCTAGACAATATTGTAGAAATGGATACTGTTTATATTGTCGAAGGCGAAATGGACGCTTTATCATTACACGAAGCTGGTATTTATTCCGTTTGTTCTGTTCCAAATGGTGCATCAAAAGGAAATGCAAGGCTTGAATATTTAGACAACTGTTTTCAGTATTTTGAAAAGAAAAAACAAATTATAATTTGCACCGACAACGACAAGGCTGGAATCGAACTCCGAAACGAACTAGCAAGAAGGTTTGGCGCTTACAAATGTAAATATGTTGAATTTGGCGATTTTAAAGACGCTAATGAAGTACTAATTTCAAAGGGTGCTGAAACTTTAAGAAACTATATAAAAGACGCTAAAAATTTTCCTTTAGAGGGCGTTTTAAATATAGATGACATTTGGCAAAACGTTCTAAACTATAATGAGAATGGCGTAAAAAATTATTCTATTGGATTACCAAATTCCGACAACTGGTTTAAATTAGCATTTGGCGAGTGGACTGTTGTTACTGGAATACCTAATTCAGGAAAATCTGACGTTGTGGATCAAATATGTTGCAATATGGCAACTAATTTTGATATGCGTTGCGCAATGTTTTCGCCTGAATCATTTCCTTACGAGGGCCATATAAAAAGAATCGCAAATAAATTAAATGAAAAAAATTGCGACAATACTGATTTAAATAATACAAAAGATTTTATAGAAGATCATTTTTATTGGGTTAAAATAGATTTAGAAAATTTAACGCTGGAAGGTATTTTAAATGCTTTTAGAGAGTTGGTATTTCAAAAAGGTATAAATGTTTGTGTAATTGATCCTTGGAATATGTTGGATCATTCAGCACAAAAAGACCATTCTTATATTGGCCGAGCATTATCACAAATAACGCAATTTTGTCAGCAAACAAATACGCATTTGTTTTTAGTGGCACACCCTAGAAAAATAGAATCTGAAAACGGAAACTATAAAAAACCAACTTTGTACGATATTTCAGGAAGTGCTGACTTTTTTAATAAAGCTTATAATGGAATGATTGTATTCCGTTGCATTGGTCAAAAGACTAAATTTAAATCTGATATTGTTAAAATGTATGTTGAAAAGGTTAAGCGAAAAGAAAATGGGCAGCTTGGCGAATTTGATATTGCACCTGATTTTTATGAAGGCGGTATTTATAAAGATGTTGATTTAGCTACAAAAAAGTTTGAAGTAATTACAGACGATTTACCTTTTTAAAAATTTAAATAATGTTTGATTTAATTATTATATTGATAGGTTTTTTTTTAATTGGTTTATTTGTTGGAATTAATATAGGTTTAAAAGATAAAAATTAAATTAATGCCAAAAAAGAAACAGAAATTTGCGCAAGTAACAGAACAACATCAAAAGGCGATGCAATGGTGCATTACTAACAATATAAAAGTAGGCGTAAAACCTACAAAAAAAGGCTTAAAAGTAGAAATTAATAACAATGGTAGCATAAACGTATCACCAAACATTTACGACAATGTAGAGGCTTGCAATAAGGTTTGGGAATTATATTTATATCTTTACAATAAATATTGGAAGGTATAAAATTAATAAAATGGAAATAAATTTAATATTGTTAGCGCCTTATGCTATGCTAGTTGGTTGGCAATACTATAAACCTGAAAAGGGGTTTGATTTTAAAGAAATAAATATTTATTTATTATTTTTTCAAATACAATTAAGATACTAAATTGTTGTGAAAAAACTTGTAAATATTAAAAGTATAAAAGAAACTCCAGGAAATCCTAGATTAATAAAAGACGCTAAATTTAAAAAATTAGTTAAGTCAATTAAAACGTTTCCTGAAATGTTAGAAATACGGCCTATTGTTGTAGATGAAACAATGACAATATTAGGCGGAAATATGAGATTAAGAGCGTGTAAATCTGCTGGAATATTTGAAGTATGGATTTACCAAGTATTCAATTTAACCGAGCAACAAAAACGAGAATTTATAATAAAAGATAATTCAGGGTTTGGTGAATGGGACTGGGATATATTAGCAAATGAATGGGACGTTCAGCAATTATCTGAATGGGGCGTTGATTTACCAGTTTTTGATTTACCTATTGAAGATGACAAAAATAAAGACGATCAAAGCGATAAAGAAGTTTGCGAAATGTGTGGAAAATAAACAAGGGACGCCTTGGAATAGTGAGTAAAGGGAAACACCCAATAAGCTATTTAACAACCTTCTAGAAACAGGAGGTTTTTTTATGTATATATATTTTTTTAAATTTGCAATATGACGACAAAAACCAACATATTAAAAAGCAGTTTATTAGAGGCGCTGGAACAATCGCTTGGAATTGTTACAACGGCGTGCAAAATAGTCGGTTGCAATAGATCAACTTTTTATAAATACTACAACAACGATAAAAAGTTTAGAGATGCAGTTGATGAACTTCAAAATATGACTTTAGACTTTGCAGAAAGCCAATTGCATAAACAAATCAAAGAAGGTAATACAACCGCAACAATCTTTTATCTAAAAACAAAAGGTAAAAAGAGAGGTTATATTGAACGTAAAGAAGTCGAAATGACTGCGCAAGTTAGCACCAGTAAATTATCAAAAGAAGCTAAAGACAAAATTGACGATATTTTAGAAAATGAGTATTAACGGAATAATAAAAGAAAAATGCGAAAATTCTCTTTTGTTTTTTACTCGTTATATATTTAAAGAAAATACTGGAAAAAAATTTATAGCTGCTGAATTTCATAAAACGTTAGCGGATACATTAGAGAAAGTTAATAAAGGCGAAATAAAACGCCTTATTATTAATATACCGCCTAGATACGGTAAAACAGAAATTGCCGTAAAAATGTACATTGCCTGGAGTTTAGCAAAACGACCAACTTCTAAATTTATACATTTATCTTATTCAGATTCATTAGCTTTAGACAATAGTTCACAAACAAAAGAATACATAAATTCAGATGCCTATCAAAATATATGGGGTTTAAATCTAAAAAAGGATTCGCAAAGTCAAAAGAAATGGTATACAACCGAAGGCGGTGGAGTTTACGCTACTGCTTCAGGGGGTGCAATAACTGGGTTTGGTGCTGGTAGTGGTGGCGCTATTATTATTGATGATCCTTTAAAACCTGACGATGCTTTATCTGACGTTAGACGTTCTTTTATTAATAACCGATACAATACAACTATTAGGTCAAGGGTAAACGATAGGGACGTGCCTATTATTGTTATAATGCAAAGATTACACGAAGAGGATTTGTCAGGGTATTTATTAGATGGCGGTTCAGGTGAAGATTGGCATCATTTAAAGTTAGCAGCATTAGACGAAAACAACAATCCTTTATGGCCTGAAAAGCATTCTTTTGAAGAGTTGGAGTCAATACGACAAGCGGACAGATATACGTTTAGCGGTCAATACTTGCAAATTCCTTCGCCGCCTGAAGGTGGGGAGTGGCGAAAAGATTGGTTTCAAATGATTAATAAAGCAGAAGTTCCTGGCGATGTTGTTTGGGAAATGTTTATTGATGGTGCATATACAAAAGATACAAAGAACGATCCAACAGGAATACAAATAAGCGGTAAAAGTGGCGACAACTTATTTATTTTTAAAAGCATTGACAAATATTTAGAAATGCCTGAATTAAAAAACTTTATTAATTCTTTTGTTAAGAGCTGCGGAGTTCCAATATCGCAAATATTAGTCGAGCCTAAAGCATCAGGAAAATCATTAGTGCAATTATTAAGGCGTGAAACAATGTACAACGTAAGCGAGTTAAAAACCAACTTTGTAAAGTATTCTAAAATTGAACGTGCGAGGGCGTCATCGCCATTTATTGAAGGCGGTCGAGTTTATTTAGTTAAAGACAATTGGAACGATGCATATTTACAACAGGTCAGCACCTTTCCAAATGCTAAACACGATGAACATATTGACGTTACTTCTTATTCGATTGAACGTAATTTAATCAATAATTTCTTTATTGTTTAAAACAATTTTTAATTTTGTATTTTTACGAAAATTTTTATTTATTATAAAATATGGCTTCATTCATAGATCGTTTAAAAGCAATCGTTAGTAAAAATGCACAAAATACAAATCTAAACTACAACAAAGCTATTTATAACTGGCTTGGTGAATCTATTGTTTGGAATACAGAAAATGACGATTCATATATTACTGAAGGATACAGAAAAAATGCTACTATTTATTCGCTAATTAATTTAATTACAAAAGCAGCGACAACAATTCCTTTTCAAATTTACGAGGTTAAAAACGAAAACGATTATAAAAGATATAAAAGTTTAACAAGTGGCACAATTGACAATTCTACAATTAACAAAGCTGCATTATTGCAAAAAAGTTCGTTAGTAGAATTACAAGATACTGAATTGCATCAGTTATTAAATAGACCAAATCCAGCGCAATCATATAATTCATTTATAAGTGAATTGATTGCCTTTGGAAAATTAACTGGTAACAGATACATTTACGGAATAGGCCCTGAAACTGGTTCTAAAGTTGGTAAATATTCGGAATTATATGTAATGCCTTCGCAAATTATGGAAATCGTTTCTGGCGGTATTATGCAACCAGTTGAAAAATATAAAATAGAATATAACGGAACGTTTGAAATACCAGCTTCAGAAATTTGCCATATAAAAGATTTTAATCCTTATTACGATGGTAGCGGTTCGCATTTATATGGTCAATCGCCATTGCGTGCTGGATTAAGAACATTGACAACAAACAATGAAGCCGTACAAACTGGAGTTAAATATTTACAAAATCAAACTGCAAGAGGTTTATTAATGTCTGAAGAGGGCGATTTAAACGAGGTGCAAGCGCAACAATTAAAGGATAAATTTAGAAGACAATTTCAAGGTTCAGATAATGCTGGGGACGTTATTATAACGCCTAAAAAATTAAGCTGGGTAAACTTTGGTTTAAACGCTTCAGATGTTTCTTTAATTGAACAATACAACGCAAGTATTAAAGATTTATGTAATATTTACAATGTACCAGTACAATTGTTAAATAATACTGACGCAAGTTCTTATAACAATATGAAGGAAGCTAAAAAAGCATTATATCAAAATGCAGTTATTCCTGAATTGTTAAAGATTAAAGACGAATTAAATAGATGGTTAGCGCCTAAATACGGAAACAAGCTTTGTATTGAGTTTGATTTTACAGTTATTCCTGAATTACAGGAAGAGGCTGACAAGGTTGTAGATCAATTAGCTAAAGCTTGGTGGTTAACGCCAAACGAAAAGCGTTCTGTAATGTCTTATGGTATTGACGAAGAAAACGAAACGTTAAACGATTATTATATTCCAGCAAATTTAATTCCAACAAAGGTTGTAGATGTTGAGGTTGAAAATGAGCCATTAGATTTAGACGTAAACAAGTTTTTGTCTAAAAAAAAAAGTGAAGTAACGAAAGCGGAATCATATAATAATTATCCGCAAAGCGCAACTAACAACGCCAAAAGAATGATTGAATGGCGTGAAAAATATGGGCGTGATGTTGTTACTGCTGGAACTGAAGTAGGCTGGCGAAGAGCATCGCAATTGGCTAATAGAGAAAGTATTTCTTTAGATGTTGTAAAAAGAATGGCGCAATTTAATCGTCACAGGGAAAACGCAAAAATAGATCCTAAATTAAAAGATACGCCTTGGAAGGACAATGGTTATGTGGCTTGGAATTTATGGGGTGGAACTGCTGGCGTTGATTGGGCAATTAGAGAGGTAAACAAACTAAAAGAAGACTAATTGAAGTTAGATAAACAAAAATGGCAAACTGATTTTGAGAGGCAACTCGATATTGCAGAAAAACCGCAATTATCAAAAGTTAGGCGATTTTATAAATCTGAATATAACAAAGGCATTAATTCTTTTATTGCTGAAGGACAAACAAACTTTCAATTATTATTTGCCGAAAGTGATTTTTTAAAAATATATCGTGATTTATATTCTGATATAGGTTTAAGATTTGCGAAATGGTACGCTAGAAACTTTGACAAGTATTTAACTAAAGGCGTTAATCCAAATAAATTTAGTGATCAATGGCAAAATAGTTTTGCATCTTTAGGTTCGGCAGTTGGTGCGCAAAGAGTTACATTAGTAAGCGGAACGGCTAAAAAAACTTTAATTGATATAACTCAAAAACTTTTAAGAGATCCTGAATTTATGGTTTTAGGTTCTGTTGAAAAGGGACGTATTTTAAAAAGTCAGTTTAATAAATATTCGCAATATCAATCCGAACGATTAGTTCGTACTGAAGCAACAAACGCTGCTAACTTTGCAACAATGGAATCAGCAACAACTATATTTCCAGGCGCTCAAATGCAAAAAGAATGGATTGCAAGTTTTGACGATAGGACTAGAAGTTCACACGCTGAAGCTGGAGCAAGTGAGCCA